CTAATTGTTCATTTTCTTCATGAGCTTCCCACTCTACAGAAGGCACTTTTTCAAAAACCTTATTTAGTAAACTTACTAAAAAAGTCGATGAACCAGCAGGAGTCTTTTGGCTTACTTCTTTTAAAATGTTTATAAAGCTTTCTTTTTTATCAGGTTGATGTTCTACGCCATATGCTCCTTCACTATGAACTGTCGCATCACCATACTTATCCCATTGTCTTTTCCACTCTGAATAAAGAGAATCTCTAACTGACTGAGGTTGATTCCCCCATTGCTTTGCATGGCCCATTTCTGCAAGCCACTGCTCAAAATAACGCCTTGGCGACATAACTATAGTGTCTTTGGAAAATTCTCCAAGGTCTCTTGAATCTATTCTATAATAACTTCTACTAATACCATAATGGTCGTCTTCTTTCGTAGACCTTAAAAAAGGATTTCCATGTTTTCTCATTACAGAATCAATTGCAAAATGTGCATTTTGCCAATCAGTAGAATAAGTAGATGTGCCATCTTCTCCGTACAGCATATCAGAAACTTCTTTTATTTTATAATTGATGCTATTTGGATTATCTACGCCCCAACGACTTCCCTTCCAATTAACATTACCTTCATCATCATAAAATTCTCTAAGTTTCCATTCAATACTAGGTTTAGTAAGAGAGCCTTTTATACCACTAAGTGGATTTATATTAAATGTAGGATAATCTGATAAATGTTCAAATATATAGTTGTCAACTACCTTATTTAGCATCGTCTCTTGACTTAAACCATTACTCATCGTTCATTCCACCTTTTTCCATAATTCTTAGGAATTTATCTCTTAATCCATTCCCTGATAATCGTGCCATTATCTCTACCTGTGCTTTGAATATACCATTTAACTTCTTCTGTTCCATTTGAACTTGCTTCTGTTGGTCTATAAGTTTAATAATAATACCTTCCAACCTCTTGAAGTCTTGGTCTAGTTCGTTCATAAGAGTAGATTGGATGAACCGATTTTGTTTCCAAATAAAAAACCCGAACGCCATCGCTACCGCTACAGGTATTCCAAATTGTTCCATAATCGCTAAGATATCCATTACTTATTCCCATTTATTAACTCACCCCATAATGAGGTTCTTCCGTTTATTATTTGTATTATATGCACTGTAAATAATCCTTTTGCATAAAAATCTACTATTGCAAATGCATGTGCCCAGTTAATTGGCCTTCCTCCAAGCCAAGTATTTGCCTCTTCCTTCATATCTTTTAAGCACCCTATACTCCAAGCGCTTTTAGGGCCATCCATATGGGTTGCTGACATTTGTTGTATATCATGCCAGTGCCCATACATAACATTACAACCTAATTTCCTAAGATGATTAGCAGTATGGTATTGACCACCATATTGATGGCCGTGATAAAAGTAAAGTTTTCCCATTTTAAGACACTTCCCAAACTTGTAATACGTGTACCCCCTATCTTTAAGATTAACAGCATTAGCAAATTTATACTGAGGTATATAGGGATATTTTTCAACTGCCATATTAAGCCAGTTATCATGATTCCCCTCAGTAATATACTTTTCCTTACAGCCCGACTTGTCCAATGACTCATCGATTTGGTCCATTCCTTTATTAACGTCTTTAATGTCTTCATCAAACTCCTTTATTAAAAATTCAAGTGGTGGTGCCTTTTTTCGTTTGTACTTCCAAGCTGAAAATGCATTCCATTCCCCAACATCTCCTAAATCTACATAAGCATCAGGTTTTACTATTTCAATTGTCTTCTTAAGACAGTTGATTGCAGGTTGGTCGTGAAGTGGAAAGTGTTTATCTGGCGTTACAATTACTCGTTTAACGACACCTTTATCCATATATTATTCCTTAAGCTGTTTACGTATCAAAGCTATTTTATATACAAAGTATACTATAGTAGCAATTCCAACCCCTACTTTTACAATCTCTGGCAAAAAGTCCATAAATTGAACAGTTATGCCTCCTCCTCCAACTATAGCTGACTTTAATGTATCTAAATCCATTAATCCCCCTTAAACATTATCTATTATCGCTGCTACTATGCATTGTATTTTATTACCTCCGGTACCTGCTCCCGATTTTTGCCCAGATATACAATGAATATCAGCTACTGTTACACCATTAAATTTTCCATACCAAGATTCATTTGGAGCTATTTCTATCGCATCAGCTAAATTGTGAGCTGCTGTTCCAGCGTCTAAACATAAATAAACACTATCTGCTGTATTTACTGTTGACCCATCATCTCTATATCCCGTATGTTTTATTAATAAAAATTTTACTTTATCTGCTGTTGCAACTGCATGCATTGCTGTTCCAGTGTCTTCACCTGTTGAAGCTCCAAACTGTAAATAAGTATTTGCGGCTATTAAGTCGGCATTACTTGTAGTTACATCTGTTAATTTATAATACCAACCTTCTGTCCCATCAACTGGAGTATACTGCATAGTTAATCCACTTAAAGTTTTTGATATTTCATCTGGCAATATTGTTGCCGATAAAGTCATTGTTGCGCCATCTGCCATTACATCTCCTTAAATCCTAGGTACACCAAGTTGCCTTACGCCTGATTTGCGTAAAGGATATTGGCTATACATTTTTTTAAACATTTGTCTATAATACATAGCTTTTTGCATATCACCTAAATCTTCAAATAATCTAGATTTTACATAACATACCAAGCAAGGAATAAGCCCTTTATCTAAACCAGTTACTGTCATAATATTTTCATCAACATCTTCAATTTCTCCATACTGTTCATGAAAATGATATCTTAATCCATTAAGGACTTGATTGCCATTATATGTATCATATTCTCCCGATTTAAGCCCGTTATCTTCATCAGTTTCAGTTATAAGCACAACAATTCCAAGTTTATCTCCCTCAGTATACCATGCAAAATAATCATTTGGATAATCTATTTTAGCCATTATGTATTATCCCCTTTCAATAATAAATGAGGGTCTGTTAATTTTGGAATCACATTATATCTTCCATTGGTATCCTTTATTTCAACTCTTGTAATATCAATAATATTACCATCAAGATTATATAATCTTTGGTCTTTTTGTAAATTTTCAGTAAAATTACCTTTTTTAAATTGCCTTGTTGAGCCTATTTCTGTTAAAGCATCATTCATTAATCTCATTATATATTTTTTAGGTTGTCTCCCAAAAAGATGTTCAATTTCACTAATTAATTCCTTAACTTTCATATTATCCCTCCGAATATTTATCTATAAGTTCTCTAAGTTGTTCTGCTGTTTTTGCTTGTGATGTCCTTTTAATTCCACCTTCTTTAGATTGCTTAAAAGCTGCTCCAAATTGAGATAAATATAATTGAAGAGATAATTGATAATCCTGTTTTAAAGAAGTTAACAATGGAACATATATATCCTCATCTTGTTCATTCTGTAATAAATATGTAGCAGCTTTAATAGAGGCACACAACACAATTAAATGGTCAACTTCATTTGGAATTGCTACAGGAGAAGATTCAGAGTCTGGGTCATAATTTAACGAATTCATATTTAAATAAGAGATTTTTATATATGTGGGGGTGTCATTAATGTGTTCTAAATGTGTTGGAAGGGCCTTTACTGTCTGAGCAGAAGATGGGCCATTAAGTCCAACGGTCGCAGGTTGAATATAATATACAGGGTCAGAGATAGTTGCATATTTAACGCTACTAGACTTCGCAGCCTCGAATGCATCAATATGATTTATTTCCCTGCACTCGAAAATTTTATCTACATTCACAAAGGTAGCATCAGTAGAGAAAATAACACCTAAAATTGGCTCAGAAATTGCTTCTCCTGCATATGAAAAAGCAACTGCTGTTTGAGTTGCATATCTAAATTTTTCTGTTCTTGGTATAGAAGAATAAACCTCTCTTATAGAATCTTGTATCCAATCTTGTATATAAGTTTGAATAGTGGCCCCTGAAGTATCTATGCCCGTTAATGAACTTATTCTTGAATCTAATGTCGCCATCTTATTTTCTCATTTTCTCTATAGATTCATCCATAGTTGTAGTGTTAAATTCTAATTTAGTTGTCCCACTCCAAGTTGTACGCATATTTACATAATTTTTAGTATTATTACGTGTCAATTCAAATTCATGGTCACAAGAATTAGGTTTAATAACCTTTTTACATTTATCACAATAAATAAAAATTGCCATTATTTTACATTCAAATAATAATTTCTTAATTTTTCAAAATGCTCGCTTGAGTCTGGTCTACTCATTGCGTCTTCAAGTAAATTGTTAAATTTAAGCCATTCTTTAGCAACTGAATCTGCTTTTTCATCGGCCATAGGGCCATGCAAATCAGTTCCCGGTCCATAATGTTTTACGTAATTTACTATTTGTGAGAGAGTGGAATTTTCTAGAAACTCTATCATTTCATCTGTAACAGAATATTTAGTTGGCATCCCCTGTCGACCCGATTCTTGGGCCATACTTTCTATTACACTTTCTGGAATCTCCCCACCATTAACATATTTTCTAATTATTCCTCCACCTTCGTATCCCATTCCTTCCTCAACAGGTGCTTCCATTTCATCAAGACCTAAATCTGGAATTTCAACATCAGGAGCAATAGGCTCTCCATATTCAAAATTATCACCCATTGGAGTTGTTGTTTTCCTATCCATTGCATTTGAAGCAGGATAATTATATTCAAGTTCCCAACTAGGGTTACTGTCAGCTATAGTTGATGCTCTATTTATACCTTCTTCATTATAAGGTTGTCTAGAGACAACATCACCACTTACTTTATCTTTTACTGTTGGCATTTTAGCCCCTCCTTTTTGCAGCATCTATCACTGGAACAGTATAATTACTATCCTTGCTTTTATGCTTTTTAACTATTTCGTAATCATCAGGATTTTGATTTAAAGCTAATAAATTCTCTTTATGCTTTCCTGATGCGTTATTTTTGTTCTTATTAATAATAATTTCACCACCTTCTGCTTCAATGAGTATTCCTCCTTTAGCATGAGATGAGCCAATCAATTCACCACCTTTTGGATATTTTTTCTTTTTATACATTATAAATAATATGCTATAACACTACCGCTATCTAACTCAATAGAAGCAAATTGTCCGTAAATAGTTGCGCCTGATGGAATTTTAAAAGTAGCTGGTATAGTTGCTGTTAACCATGTTACATCACATTCTGATGTGTCTACTACTGAATCTTCCAAGGCTGTTAATGCAATAAATGGTCCTGTTATTTCAGCTGTTCCATCTATTATAATTGCTCCATTTTGCCCTAATTGATGGTTTTGAGCTTCTATTACTGTAAAATTACGTATTCCTTTTGCCATTTTTACCTCCTGCCCTAAGCACTGACTATGCATGAATGGGCTCGTTAAATTTTAAAGTTATGTTACTTGTAGATTCGGGGGTTACCCTTTATACGATAACCCCCATAGTTCTACAAACTATTAAGCTTTATTGATTTAGCTTATTCATTACCTATACATTAAGAGAATATATGAGTTGCTGTGCCATCACCAAATGTGTCGCCACTAAGAACCCATTTAGATTCTGATATGCATTGGAATTTTACCATACCACCGATAAATCTTCCATCTGAATCTGCATCCATTGTAAGAATGTAGTCAGCTGCTGCTGGGAAATTCCAGCCATCAGTATCTATATTTTCATTTAACGCTTTAACAGTTCCAAGATGGTCCTTATCATGTATTGCAACAGCACCTTGATAAGTATCTGCACTTGAAGCAGCTGTTATTGTTAATGTACCAGTAAAGGTAGTCCCTATATGAAACTCATATACTAAACCAGCCTCTGCAGCTGGAAGAGTAATTGCTATTCCTGCTGCTAGATTTAAATCATAAACTGTACCTGAATCTGCTGCTAACACAGTATATGTTGCAACATCAATATTTACAATTTTTTGATTAGTTTCACCATAGTCACCACTATTTGAATTTAATCTATCACTTCTCATTCATAACCTCCTTAAATCGCTTCAAAGTTGTACAAACAATGTGATTCTGGAAGAGTTATTTCAAGACCTGCTTCTGTAAGAATCATGTCTTTACGTAAATCTTCATCTGCTTGTTGTACGTTTGTTATAATGTGAGTATCACGATTTATACCATTTCCTACAAGAGGTCTATAACTGACTTTACTCATGTCAACTATAGCCATGTAAGAATTAGAAAAACCTCTAAATAAAGGTTCTCTAACTAAGTTTAAATCGCCGTGAATAGTATTAATTGCAAGTAGCTTATGTCCATAAGAACCGTTCACATACTCTTTATCAATATTATATTGTTGGTATGTGTTAGCATCATTAGTTTCTTTAATTAAACCACCTGCTCCGAATTTATTAAATAAACTCATTACAGGAAGTCCAGCTAAAGCTAATTTAGCAGATGAACCTCCACGAGCTGGGTCATATATAACTTCAAAATCAGTAAGAAGTCTATCATAAGTAAACTCCCCTTCTGCTAAAGTTCTATTATATGAAACTCCGGGAGAATATGATAAATTCCCATCTCCAGAAGTAGGGGCAGAATTAGCAACTATGTGCCCTACCATTCCTTCTGAATATTGAATTCCATCTACTCTTGCTCGTTGTCCAAAAAGCATAGCTCTTTCTATATCTACTTTATGCTCTCTTAGTTTTAAGTTCCAGATTCGTTGCCATTCATTTGCATATCCTCTGTAATTTGTCGCAATTGCAGTATTCGTCATTTCTGCGGCCGTTTTAAAGATTTGAGTATAACCGAAGTCATCATCTAATCCTTTTGACCAAACATCAGGAGAACCAGTACCTTCTTCAAAAGAAGTACCTATAACTTGACATTCATTATTATTTGATAGAACATTATACCCTGTACTAAAATCAGAACTTGGTAATGATACTATCCTACCTGTGAATGTATTTGAACTTCCTGCGTCAGTCACAGCACTATCAACTCTAACTGTTACATAAGCATTTCCAATCGCAGCGTCTAAAACTTGAACTGCGAAAACCATACCCTTTTGAAGCCAATTAACATCAGTTGCACTACCAGAAGAACTATCATCAACAGTAAACGCATATTGTAGACCAGCTGTTACAGCTGATTCTCCATTTACGTGTGCTGCTAATTGAAAAGTTCTAGTAGTCCAATCGATTTTTGACCGATTCTCTAAGAATCTAAAAACAGGGTCGGTTGTCGATGCTTTCGACATCTTACTTAAATATACAAAAAATGGAGACTCGTCTGGTGATAATTCAGCAACTCTATCGCCAAAGTCATATAAACGTCTTTGGTCAGGGGCTTGGCCTACGCCAGCCGTAGTGGCTGCTGCTGTAATGTCAGAACTTTTAAGTTGTCCCGCTGTAATTGCCATATCGACACTCCAAATTTAACCCTCTATCAACTGTATAAACCTTCAAGTAGGGCTGTTATTTAATTAAAACTTGTTATTGTCGCTGGCGCCCATAATCCCTTTCCACATAGTTTCATCGTCTGAATCAGTTTGTGGTGTTTGACCATTTAGAATACCTCCAGTAGTTGGACTACTTTGAGTTGTTCTAACATTTTCAAGAGGGCTTTCAGCGTCAGCTGCCGTAAAAGCTCGATACATTTTAAGAATACCATCAATACCATATTCAGAAGGGTCTTTGTCAGCAAACTCAATAAAGCCATTGATTTCTTCAGGCGACATTCCACGAGACTGTAATTCGCCTCTGAGTTTAGTCATAGACTGTTCCTGTTCTAATCGTGCTGTTTGAGCACCAACTTGTTGATTCACTTTTGAATTTATAGTACTTTCAAGTTCTTGTTCTCGAAACTTAAACGAGTCAGACTTTGGGTCATTATAGGCTTCCCATGGGTCAAAATCTTTAGGTCTTTCAACCTTTGGTACTTGATTGGCATTTGGCTTTCCAGATAACTTTCCCTTGATATCTTCAACGATATCAGGTCTAGCCTGAAGAACTTTGCCAAGTTTCTCATACTGTTTAAGATTTTTATTTTCCTCAAAGAGTTTATCCTTTTCAGACTGAAAATATTTCGCCTGACTTTGCCAAGAATTCTCTTGTTGGTCTCCACCTTCGTCTTGCCCTGTGATTTGACCTTGGTTATCAAGATTTTCACTATTCATTTTTTTCTCCTTTTTGATGTCTTTTGTTCAGTTTGACTACGCTATTTTTTTGCTTTGTCGTCTTCGATAGCATGTTTACGTAATCTCTGTTGTTCTAGTTTCACCGCATCATTCAGTCTACCGACTTGAATTTTTGAGTTGGCCTTTTGGCCTAATTCTACTTCTTTTAATCTTCCTTTAAACTTTTCTACCTCAACTTTTTGGTTAGATTGCACAGTTTCTCTTTGAGCTGTTTGTAAATCTCCAGAAAGGTTTTTAATTTGTTCTTCAGCTTGTTGTAGCATATTTTGTAATTTAGCCATTTCATCTGTCCTTTGTAATACTCCTGCCTTATCAAATATTTCTGTTTTCTTAAGCGCTTCAAATCTATCAATCATACCTGCTTGATATGCTTGCATATAAATTTCCCATTCACCCCATTTATTTGAAGGCATTGTTGAGTTCCCTATTACACGAACATCAAATTGACCTACAGTTAAATCATTTTCAATAGCTTGCAATTCTTGGTTTTTATCATCATATAATCTTTTATTGACAGTATATTCTGTTAAGTCATTATTAGGTTGCACAATTCTAAATGTTTTTTCAAAATTATAGTGAGATTTAGATAAATTATAAATACACCTACCTAACCTTCTTAAACTTCCTTCTATGTCTCTTAATTTAGAACGACTTCTTCTTTGCCCTAAATCTTCCATCATCATTGTAGCAGAATAAGTTCTAGGCGCTGCTTCGCTTTGCCCTTGCATCATTTCAAATATACCCATATTTAAATCAATATATCTCTCAATAAGTTGTGGTAATTGCATTATTGAGGAAGCTAAAGGCTGAGGCGAAGGAAAATGTGGTTCCCCAAAAGACGGGTCATATTCTATGGTAGCGTTAGGATTTGCCCAATCTCTTTCTAACTCTTCTATATCATGGACACTTCCTTGTGGAATTAAGAGTTTGAGTCCAGAACTTGCTTGTGCGTGTGATGTGATAAGTGACACCACCTTATTGAGGAACCTTTGAAAATCTTTATTCTTTCTAACATCACTCATTGGATATGGAGTGTTAGTCCATATATTAGGAACAGGAACTATAGGAAATATATCTGTTTCCAATATTTTTTCATATAGCACTATTTGTCCTAAAATGCATGTTAATTTAATTCTTGTTTGAGGTATTTCAACAAAATCAATTAATTTTAATTTAATTTTTCTTTTTACAATAGGGTCGTTAATAAATTCTTGAAACTTTTCAGGTGATATAATTGTTTGTTGCCCAGTCTCTGAATTGGCTATACGATAATAATTAACCTTTATTTTTGAATAATACTCAATAAGTCTATACTTTTCAGCTCCTGCACCAAAATCATAATCTTTAACTACATCAGGAGTATAACTTCCTTTTGTTCTTGAATTGCCAGCGCTAGGGTAATCATCATCATCTAATTCAGATTCTATAGAGTCAATTAAAGGTTTATCTTCTCCTTCAGGTATTTCAAGTAATTCAGGATATAAATCACCTAATTGAAACTTTGTAAATATTGTAGATACCATAATACCCGAAGCATCATCAAAATATCTATGTCTAGCATTAGGGTCAACAGCTACTCTGAAAGGATTTAAATGAGTAAACTTAACTTCTCCACGACCATAATCAGATTCTTTATCTACATATGCATAAAAATACCCAAGACCCGTAACAGCATAATCATGTATGACTTGCTTAAAAGTTTCGTCTCCATCAGATATATCCCATATATATTCAAGTATAGTTTGCCATACTTTTGAAACTCTTACATCAGAATCTTCTCTTGCAATAGCAGAGAATTTAGGGGGCTTTGAAGTAACAATAGCTTTAAACTGCTCTATAGCAGAATAAAGCCTATCCATTGGAACAGAAGTCTGATTCCTTGTTTGAAGTTCGTCTAATTCGTCAGCAGAAAAATGATTGCCGAGATAAAAATCTATATCATTTCGTGCATCAGTATCCCAATCTTTACGTGCATCAGTCCACCTTCTGTACAATTCTTTTATATATTTTACTGTACTATCTTCTTTAATCATGCCTAATAATATAAAAAACTATTTGCCTAAAAACTAATAATATATTAAATTCTTGCCCCTGTTACCCAATTATACTTCTTTTTCCTTGAAACCCACCTGCCATTCTTCTTTATTTTTTTACTTTTTCCTGCTTTTGGATTGCCTCTTGCAAATTGTGTAGAAAGCCAAAAAGCATCAATTGTATCATCATGCGAGCCTTTAGGAAAATCAAGAAGTTCACCAATAAATTCATGCATATCCTTTTTTAAATGAACAGCCCCAGCTTTAAACATAGGCTGCAAACCTTCAAATAATCTATCTTTTTTCTTTTGTTGTCCATAACCTTTTATGCCTTTTTCAATACCAGGCAAGAAAAATCCTTCCTTTTTACTTCTTTTCATTACATAATCTCTAAGCATCTCTTGATATGCTATTGTTTCAATATTTATTCTTTTAATTGGCTTATATCGTTTTGCGATTTTAAATATCTCATCGGCACACTCCATTGGTAAGACTCTTTTTCTCCAATATTCAAGAACATAATAATCATAATCAGCAGTAACACCAATAACCATAATAACACTATAATCATTCCTAACCCCAAGTGTCGAAGCAGGGTCAACACCGATATAAATATTAATGTATTCTTTCCTATCATCCAAATGTTTGATATACCATGAACCAGTGTCTTCTTCAAATCTAACATAACCTTTATAAAAGCCATTTGTAATATCCTCCTCATTAAAGATTTCATCTTCAGGTGATTTGGCTTGATTCATATATTCTTGATAAAATTTAGCTGGAGTTCCTGAATCTATATAAAATTGTTTTCTTTCTTGTAATTTTGGTAAAGGCCAACGACTTGGCCATAAAGGTTGACCATTTTCTAATATCGCCTTATAAGATAAAACATCCCAAGAATAATCTTCACCTGTATTATCAGCATCCTGCTTTCCTTTTAATAGGCCATTAAGGAAACTATCATAATGTACCACTGTTCCATTACACCATAAAAACCCACCTTTATCAAAATCTATCGCAGGATACACAGCAGCAGTAACCCAATTCTTAATTTGAAGTCTTGATTCTGGAGTTTTCGTATTTAACTCTGATTCAAAGTCATCAAGTATCATTCCTGTATATCTTGTAGATAATTGCTTTTTTCCTCTTAATCTTTGTGATGTACCCTTTGCAATCATTCTACAGCCATTTTTTAATATAATTTCATTCTTTGTCCACTTATTACCCTCAAGGTCTCCAAAATAATAATGAATAGCAGGATTCTCTAAAATATGATTAGCTATCCAAGCCAAGTTATCACAAGCTTGGTCTTGAGCTTCACCTATCCAACATATAAATTCAGGAGATTCTTTTGTTGCAAACAAGAATCTATGAAGCACTGCTGTTGATGCTAAAGTTGATTTTGCATGGTCACGAGGCAAAACAAGAGCTAATTGCTTATTTTCCTTGTCAATTAGTCTTTTACCCACTTCCACATGGAAGGGGGGCGTCGCAGACGCCAAAAAATCCTGTGGAGAAAAAAGTTTACCGAAGGCAATCAAGTCCTTATAAGCTATCTGTAGAACCTTTTCCTTTTCGGAAACATTCCCATTAAGGTTCAAATTAGCCATTAATAGTCCCTAAGTTCAAAATGTGGTAAATCTTTAAAGTTTGTATCCTTTACTTCTGTGTTGTCGTTCCAGTCGCCTCCCCAGCGTATAGGTATCCCTAATTTGAATGCAACTCCCTTAACAAAGCCTGCAAAGTAGTACATTCTGTCTGTATCTTTCCAATCTATAGGATAAGGCACAACATCCACAGCATTTGAAGGACTAGCATTATGGCGTCCATTTGGGTACTTAAGCTTACTTTTTCCTTCATCAAAGTACTTATTTTGTTCTTCTTTACCTCTATGGCCTTGAATTACAGTACAATCAAAATATTTAATCACTTGATTGAATAATTCTTGTAAATCTTCATGGCAAGTGTCAAGATTTCCTCTTGAACGTCTTCCAAATCTAGGCATTATGCTTCTCCTCTTATTTCTTCTGCACCCATTAAATCGATGACTCTTTCGTTAAAATCGAATTCAGTTCTACAAAAAGGGCACAACCAACCAATAACATCGTCTCTATCATCCAATAACCCAACTCTTTTACTTATATCCGAATTTAGGTATAAATTTTTATCGCAAGCAGGACATAAATCCTTCAATTTGCTATTTTTTTTCTTTATGGGCGATAATTTCTGTTTTTGGTCCATTATTAAGTGCCTCCAGTTGCTCAGGTGAGAACCCAGCCCACACTGTAAGTTGTTCTTTCTTTTGTTCTGTGTCAAATAGTCCTGATATTTTAGATAATGCATCCAAAGAACGCAATTTGTCAGTATCTCTCTCTGATAAAGCCACAATGTCTCTATATTTGCCTATTATCCACTCAGGTGTAACACCTTCATTAGCTAAAACTTCTTTAATTTCTTCTTTTATCATATTTTGAACACTTTCCTTTTGTAATAATCTTTGAGTCTTTTCTTTAATATAAGAATCTTTTGTAGCTTTTGGGTAAACTTTCTTAAAAGCTTCAATTGTATCAATGCCAGCAGCTACATATCTAGCAAATAATACCTCTCTTGAGTTTTGTTTATTTTTTTTCCAATTTTGTATTGACTTGTAATTTCCAGAAAAAGAATAGATATTCTCTACAATCCCTTCATCTCCAAGCATTTTAACTTTCATATTGTCAATAATGAACATTCCGAGCACAGTCCTTACAAATGTCTTTATTCCGATATGGCCTTTCTTAAGAATTTGGCAAATATAACCATCATCAGAAAGAATCCAATCACCTTCATTAGCATGACGCCAATTTTCAACATATAAAGTACCAGGCTTTATTGCTTCCAACTCTTTAACATTATCATAAAGATAATGATAAGAACCTTTTATGACTTTGAAATCCATATTTAAAATATACTTCCAAAAAAAATATTTGACAAGAATTAAAATATTGTTATATTAAGACTCTTGCATATATGTAAATTGGTTAAAGACTTGTTCCGTATATGTTTACTTGGCTAGAACAAGGGGTAACAAAGCCACAACGCAAGTCGAAGGTGAATAAGCGTGTTAAAAGTCAAAGCAGACTAAAATATAGTCACCCATTTCAAGAAGTGCTTTATTCTTGATTGTCCTCTTCAGGCTCCGAAGAAACAAGGACAGGACTACCACTCCACATCTCAGTGGAGGGGGTAGATAGTCTCTGTCCCATACTCACCAAAGAAACAAGTATAAAGTAATGTAACAGTCAATTTCCTAAAAAATTTTCCAAATTTCAAAAAATAGCGTTAGAATGAGTGAGAGGGTTTTTTATGCAAAAGCCCACCCCCAAGTTGGCTCGAGGGGGAGTTGGGATTTGGTTGAAAAATTGGTTAGTAATTATAACAATATATCCATCATTTAGAATAGAGAGAGTAATTAAGGGCAACTAATAACCAAATGTCCTATCAATATAATTTAAATAAAAGAAAAACGCCCAACTAATAAGTTGAGCGTTTCAAGGTGGGCTAATAGGTGGGCTATATGATACGAGGCCTATATCATATTATTATATCTTAGTATTATAACTACAATTACAAGCATAGTGAATGCT